TTAAGCACTTACAGCTAATCGCAGGGGGCCGTTATTTTCATACAATTTATCATGCAAGGCCTTCATATTGTTACTGATCTTCCTTTTGGTCATCTTTGCATAAATTTGAGTTGTCCTGATATCCTTATGACCGAGCATTTTGCTGACAGTTTCAATAGGTACATCGTTTTCCAAAGTAATTGTTGTTGCAAACGTGTGCCGGGCGGTGTGCGTGGTCAATAGTTTATTGATATCGCAGATGTCAGCCAGCTCTTTCAGATAGGAATTAAACCGTTGATTACTATTTACCGGCAATAATTTGTTTTCATTGACGCAATAAGAATGACGTTTATATTTTTCAATGATCTCCAATGGGATAGGCAGTAGGGGTACGGTTTCTTCCGTACCTGACTTGGCCCGGTTTTTAGTAATCCACAAACCGCCATCCACTCCGGTGAAGATATTTTCCGGTTCAAGCGCATACACCGTTTCAAAGGCATAGCCTGTAAAGCAGCAGAAAACGTAAACATCCCTAACTTCAGCAATCCGTTGGCAGCTTATTTTCTTGCTGTACATTTTAATGATTTCATCCATTTCTAGGTAATCGCGATCCGGGTCTTTGTAGGTACACTTAAAGTTGTTGATAGCACTTTGGGCGATCATACCGTCATTCACTGCCTTTGTCATTACCTGTTTTAAAGTTTTGACGTATTTCATCGATGTGTTTTCATCGATGTCCTGCATCAGCAAATAATGATAAAAGTCGGATGCGAATGAATACTGGATTTGATCAAGGTTAATGTCTGTCGCTTTGAACTTCTTTTTCAGGTAGGCTTCTACTTTTCGCTGCAAGCGCTCGTAGCGACCCAGCGTACCCTTTGTTCCTTTGCCCTTGTCTACCTTTTCTGCAAACTCATCGTTATGCACTTTAAATGCCTGCATAAGCGTCGGTTTGGGCTCCGGTTTGAACAGGTAAGCGTCCTTGACCATTTTGGCGGTAACGTCTTCGCGTTTTTCACAAAGCAGGTTATAGCACTTTTCCAGTTCCCTGGTGGTATAAGTGATATAGGTATTAATGGTAGCAGCATCTTTGCAAGCCCTGATGGCAAACCCGGTTTCATCATTCCAGTGATCTGCCATAATTTTCTTTCCGGATGAGAACTGATCTCTTAATCCGTTGACGGTGATGCGTACATAGATGGGGATCATCCCATCTGAGGTTTGTTTGGCTTTCCAAAGCCAGAACAAAATTGAAAGTTCCTGATTTACTTTCATTTAGCCAGTTATTTGAGGTTAAACCATGGCCCCACCACAACCCCAAATTGAACTGCCGAAATAAATTCGGTATACTAAATTCCGTTTTTTTGGTAGTATACCGAATAGTATACCGAACGGCTTAAACTGTTTTGACCCTGCCTGAATGAAAAAGTGCTTTAGAAGAGGATTAAAACGAGAAAAGCCATTCTTTCGAACGGCTTTATCTCTCCTTAAACGGATCTTGTGATCCCGCTGGGACTCGAACCCAGGACCCCAACATTAAAAGTGTTATGCTCTACCGGCTGAGCTACGAGATCAAAACGTTGCCGTTTAAAGTGGTGCAAATATAGGCGTTATGGGTATTGGGTGCAAACCCTTTTTTGATATTTTTTTGCTGGTATGCTAAACGATTAATTAACAGCTCGTTAGTGCTTATACAGGCCGATTTTGCCATTATTCCCGGCAAATAAAACCAATGTTCCATACTTTGCTTTGCGGCAAACGTTAAAGCTGGTATCGTCAAGCTTGGTCCAGGTTTGGCCGCCGTTAGTAGTTATGTTGCTTCCTGATGTGCCGGTAGAGAGGAGCGTGTTACGTGAGATATGCTCAACACACGATTGGAAGCCGGATGGTGGTTTGTTAGCCAACATGAACTTTCCTTTTGCATGTTCCTGGTTAGTATAAAAAAAGTATGTTGCTACAGAGTCATTTAGGCGATCCCTTTGATAGTCGCCACCTACAACAATGCTGCCATCTTCGTCCGCGAGAGAAAACGCACCCTGGCTCGATTTTCCATGTACCAGCGGAAGGTCTGAGCTAATCCATTGCCCCGGGACTAGTTTATCATCGATTAAAATTAACCATCGGCTTTGGCTTCCCCCCGTCACGATATTGATATTATTTTGTGAATCAACACGCAAACACGTGCCGCTGGCGGCAAAGGCAGCCTCGCCGGGAAAAGCATCGGGCATGTATTTAAAAGGTTCCCAGGTGTCGCCATTGTTTTTGGTTTGCATCAATAAGAATTTTCCGTTTATCGGATCACCTAATATATAACCATATTCTTCATCGCTAAAATCCATGGCGTCAAAAAAATAGGTACTATCGTTGTTGCGGTATTTTACCTGCCAGTTGTTACCGCCGTCGATCGTTTTTAAGATAAGGGCAGGCATTCCGGAACTCATGATTATGGCCTTCTTTGCCGAAAACGCTTCAATATCTCTAAAGTCGGCCTTTTCAAAGCCTTTTACCTGCATCCAGTTCCAGGTTTTACCGCCGTCGTTGGTGATGGCGATGGTTCCGTTGCTGCCGCTGACCCAGGCGGTTTTATCATCTACCACCGATAAACCGCGGATACTGGTTGGATTACCTTGCTGCAATATTTCAATGTGCTGTGCCTTAGTTGTTGTAACAATCAAGAGAAAGGCCGCTAAGGATAAAATAAACCGGTTCATAGGGTGTTTGATTTGTTTCGAAATTAAGATTTGTAACAGCACCAAACAAGGCCGATCATTTTTTACTGTTTATTTGCTGCTTTTTAGCTTAATGCTTTATATTTGCACCCTCTAACGAGGTTTCTATGCCGATAGTCACCAAATTAGCGAATATGCCCGGATGGCGAAATTGGTAAACGTTGCGGTCTCAGAAGCCGTTGAGAATTGTCTCTTGAGAGTTCGAGTCTCTCTTCGGGCACATCCTTTTAAGTCTGAAGTCCTTAGTCTTCAGTCTGCATTGCTTAGTTAGGTAAAATAGCCTTCAATGGGGACTTTTAGCTTGGTAATGAAACTTCTGACTTATAATAAGCCCGGGTGGCGAAATTGGTAGACGCACCATCTTGAGGGGGTGGCATTCGCAAGGATGTACGAGTTCGAATCTCGTTCCGGGCACTTACAAAGCCGCTATGCGGTACCGAATCTCTTTTTTATAGCGCTCAAAATTCCGGTCCAGTTCAGTAGCGTAAGTATTGCTAATGCTGCGGCGCCTGCGCTGACGAAGCCAATACCAGTCCAGTAAAAGAATCCCTTAACCTGCACGCGTTCATGAACGGCAGTTGCTTTTACGGTAACGGTTGTTTTTAATCTTAACGTGTCGTGCACCAGTACGTTTACCGGTTTATTAATAACAACAATTTTAGGATGTCCCTTTATGTTTTCGATAGTCGCTTTCAGCCGGTCGTTGTCCATCAAAACAGCAGCGCCATTTTGCCGATAGGCAGCGGCCAGGCTATCGCAGTTAAAAACACTTTTTGAGGTGTCTGTTCTTTGGAGAACCTTAATGAGGGTATCGTGCTTTAGAAGCGTGTCGATTTGTTTTTTTACATCAAGCGTCGACAAAATGGTGGGGTCGAGCGCAATTGCTTTGCTCAATTTTCGCTGCGCACGTTCCTGCGGCGAGCAGCTAAATAACAGTGCCAGTGGTAACAATAAATAGATCTTTTTCATTTTTTATTGGTTTTAATTTCATCAATTTCATGTTGCAGCACGGCAACCTGGGTCTCAAGTAACTTTAATCTAAGCTCATTTACCCTGTTTTGGCTATCCTGTGCGGTTTTGACGTCGTGGATATCGTCTTTCAACTGAAAGTAGGTCGTCATGACGGAAATGACGATGCTGGCTGTGCTTACGATGGTGACGATGATGTTCTTGAGGGTTATACCCTTTAGTTCGCGATGTTCAATAGTGGTCATGTTGTTTTAGGTTCTTCTGCCGAAAGAAACAGCGCACGCTCTTGGCTACGGCGGCTGGTTAAGGTATTGCTGGGTATCTTGCGGCCGGTTTCCGGATCGGTTATTTTGTTCCAGGCAGAAAAGTGACCGGCTGCCGAGTGGTAGTCGCCCTCGTTGAGCAGGCGTAGCAGCGTAGAGCCTTTCAAGGCGCCGGTACCTTCGTTATAGGTAAAACTTACCAGCGCATCGAACTGGTTTTGGGTAAGCGGCACCTTTACCAAGGTGTTAACGGCTTCTTCGTACTGGCCCAGGGTATTACGGAAAAGTGCATCCGCCTGCGCCTCATTTGCGAGCTTATCGCCGGGGCGTACCAGCTTGCCGTCGTGATAACGGGTAGAGCCGTAGCCGATGGTCCAAACGCCGGCGGTATCGCGGTAGGCGTTTAAGCGCAGGCCTTCGAATTTTTTTATTACGGCTTCGCCGTGGTTACTTAGTTTCATCATTGTTTGGGGTTTTTAGGGGCGTAATGATTTGAGCAGGGGTAAGAAATCTTTTAATTAAGAAAGCACTACCTGAAGCAATTGATACGTTTAAAACAATTCCCCAATCAACGGTATGCGTGCTTACGGCATCCTCGAGTGCACCAACCGCACCGCCGCCAACAGCTACCATCAGGCCATGGGCAATGTCGTACCAATTAACTCTAAAAATTTTCGACGTTATTATCGTTTTCATGTTTTTTGAAGTTGGTTTTCGAGTTGAAATTTCTTTGAAAGAACATCAATTGCATCTGCTATTTGTACCGCTTCATGAAGTTTTAATATGCCGCTTGCTTGTGCGTGTATAGCGGTCTCTTTTAAAATTTGGAAAGCTATTTCTGGTGTCATTATGATGTTGTTGCCAATAAATAATATTGAGTTCCGTTATAATTGAAAGGTATCTTAACAGCGGATGATGCGCCAACAGCGGTAATTACGGGTACGCCACTTACATTAAAATGTATCCCATCTTCATGAAGCATTATCCATTTACTGCCTTCGCCAGTTCGTATCAGCATGCTGTCATTATCGTTAGCATTTGGTAGCTGAGCATTAGCACCTATAATAACATTACTATAACCCGTAGAATTGCTTCCTGCCGTATACCCTATATAAATGTTATTTGATCTATTTGCATTAGCAAAACCAGCTTCTGTTCCAATAAATACATTCTGACTTCCTGATGTATTACGTCCGCCAGCCAAACCACCTATAGCCACGTTACTACCACCTGTTTGATTCGCAGACAAAGCGCCATATCCTAAGGCAGCTCCGTAATTATTAGTGTTTTCTGTTGTTTGTCCGCCTTGTCCTACTGTTAATCCGTTTATTACTTGGTCAATATTTGGATTAACAAACGGCTTTGAAGCACCTAAAATCAAGCCTTGAAGTAAATCAGCAAATATTATCTGGCCAGCCATATTAGGATGCAGGCCGTCTGACGAATTAACATTAGGATCATAAACAGCGTTCGGGTCAAACAACGCTACAGGAAAACCGGCAAATTGCTTTACCACATTTGATATTATTGCGTTGGCGTTATCAATAATAACTTTAGTTGCCTGGCTTGACGCGTATTGAGCAGCACTCAGATAAGGGATTTTGCCGATCATTACAGGAGTACAAGATTGTGGTGCATTAAGGAAACCGATATAATCTATAATTACCGGTAGATTTGAAGTTGTTACGATTTTAAGCGTAGCAAGCGTACAACCTTTTATAATCAATGCGTTAGGCATTCTGCCTTGTGCTACAGGAGGATTTGCTAAACTTGTAAGTAAACCATCATTTAATCCCGTTGGATTATAGGTCATTACCAATTCGTCACCACCGTTGCGTAAAATATGTACTTCAAAACCGCCCAAAGCGTTTGGAAACGCTCCGTCATCGGTAAAACAACCAATAACTACAGTATCTAAATTGTTGCTTACCTGCAATTCAAGTGCTGAACCAGCAACAACGGATTGAATACCCAATGGCGCATAGGTCATAAAAGGTGCGCGGCCTCCATAAGGTGTGGTGTCTATGGTATTCCAAGTTCCTGTTTTAGAAATTGAGCCGCTATTTCCTGACATGGATAAACCTGTTACAGTTTCTGACGGCAAAAAACAGCCAGCAATAAACGACATTAAACAGGTTTGAATTTTTGTAAATACGCGTGGATCACCTCCGTTAATTCTCAAATCATTTATACCGGACATCATTGCTATTAACTTATTACCTGTCCCGGTTGCAACAAACTGATTAGCCTCTTGCGCTACTGTAAAGTAACCAGACCCGGAAACGGCTTTAATGCTGGGTTGCCCTAAAGACAACCGAACAGAAAGCATTTGCATCATGCTTATATCATAAGCGTTACCATCCGGGTTATAACCATCAATGACACTATCACCGTATGCTTCAAGAAGCGTTACATTAGCAATGGATAAAGGAGTTTCAGACGATCCGACTGCTACTGCAACATTTAGAGTTCCGTCTGCTGCTATTGAAACACCTGTTCCCTGTTTTACACCTCCCAAAACCGATGCTGTCGCCACCGGCAGCGTATAAGCTCCGCCGCTTGGCGCGGCCTCCCAAACGGTATCATAATCGGCGTTGCTGTTTTTAGCAAGTATTTGTCCAGCCGTACCCCCGGCCGGTACGCCCTGGCCATTTGCCCCGGCTGCACCCGTTGCACCGGCGGTACCTGCGGCACCCGTCGAGCCTGTGGCGCCTCTCAACGAATTGAAAAAATCCGCTGCTGTACCCGTGTTGCCCTGAGCGAGCCAAATCTGGTAAGCGGACTGCCCTTGCTGGCCTTCAATGCTAACCCCGGCAGGCCACGCACCGACGGCCTTGGGCCCGAAGATGTACCAGCTTGAGGTGTTGATGTAAAAATCGCCATTGTTGCCAACGGTATTCGCGGGGTTGGCTGCGCCGTTTAAAATGGTTTGGCCGTTGGTTCCGTTTGTGCCGTTCGTTCCCGGCGCACCGGCAGGCCCCGCAGGACCGGTTTGCATGGAAAATACCTGGCTCCAGGCGTTGTTGGTTTTCTGGTAAAATACACCTGTGCCGGTGTTGATGTAGGTGTCGTTGTTATTGCCGGTAGAATTGGCCGGTACGCTTAATCCGTATAACACCGTACCATCTGCGGCGGAAGCGCTAACCGGTGGCGTATAGGAAACGGTCCAGGTTCCGGCTATTTTTTGGGCGAACGAGTTTGCCGATGTATTGATGAATACATCGCCGTTGTTGCCGGCGGTGTTTTGCGGCAGCGTTGTGCCAAAGGTAATGTTAGCCCCGGTGCTTATGCCAGAGCTGACGTACCGCAGCAAGGTGGAAAACGCAAACTGGTAATCGGCGCCATTACTTACCAGCACCGAAGTGTCGGTTGGGTTAATGGTGGTGGCATTTTGTAAATCGCTTATTTTTTTATCGGTTGCCATTAGTTCATCAATTCGTTTAGGGTTAAATAATAGCTGCTGGTAACGTTGTCGCCAGGATAATTGTACGCCGTTTTGTCTACGCTGCGGATGCGCGGACCGGCCTGCCTGCTGCTCCGGTTTTTCTCGTTATATCGCCAGAGCGGAAACTGGTCGCGGTTATCCCATAAAAATTTCTCCACCTCATTGGCATGGGCGTTGGCCACGCTGCGGTGTTGTTCCACTAATTTAGTAACCTGTTCGGGCGTTAAAGTATCGGCATTGTCATGGTGTTTGATCACCGGGCCGGTGGCTGTGTAATGTATGGCGTCGGCTTCAATAAAACGGGCAAAGGTGAAGTAAACTAAGCAAGGCATTAATCCTTCGTATAGCACAACGTAGCCGCGCTTGTCCAAATATTCTGATCCGTTTAGCAAGTCTTTGTAGCACTGCGGCGTGTTATCCATTAAGGTACCGTCGGCATTAAAATATTTAATAAAATCGTAATAAAGCGCATAGCCCAGAAAGGGTTTCAGGTCAAGTTCCTGTGCTTTTTTTACAAATACCTGTATACGCTCGGGCTTTATGTTTACCGACAGATCTTCGTAGTTCTGAAAGGTGATGTTGTTTATTAAGTTTGGCATAAGGGTTATTTATAGTTCATAGTTCATGGATCATAGTTCATGGTGGTTTTTAGGTTCCAGTAGTATCTATTCGATACTTTGTGATCGATAGGCTATGAACCATGAACCATGAACCATGATCCATGAACCATCGACCATGAACCATCGACCACGAACCATTCACTCATTGGTCGCTTACCATTTGCTCCGCTTCCTCCGGTTTGAAGCCGTAGGCATAGGTGAGGATGGCGATTTTGTTTTGCGGCGGGATGTTTGAAATTAGGAGTTCGTTAAGCGGTTTGCCAGCTTTTAGGCCCGGGCTGTCGTCTGCGACTTCGCCGGGTACCGGAATAATGGTCCAGTTGCCGGTTGGGTTGACCGACCGGTAATAGTGATTAAAGATTTCGGCAAAGGCCTCAGAGAGTTCGAGTCTCTCAGGGGCCGTATTGTCATTAAACTCACGGATGGCCTGCTTCTTTTCGCCGCCGTTACTCAATCCCGACGATTTTTCTGAATTGATGAGTTCTTTTGGGATGGAAAATCCTTTAATGATGCGGGCCTCGACCGATTTTTCGGTACTTTCGAAAAGCTTATCGTTGTTTTGTATGGCATAGGGCTGGAACTCGGGTTTAGCGCTTTCATCCTCGTATTCAATTACAATAATCTTTTGCGCGCTTTTTGTTCCCTGGAAAGTAGCCAGATCTTTTTCCAGTTGCGACGGCTTGTTATAATAGTCTGCATTATTGTCTGGCCCGCTGTTATCGGCTTCTTCTCTCCGCGACTGCATAAAAAGCATCGTAGAAGGCAGGAAACCGGTGGTAACTTCTCTGTTGTTGAAGATTTTGATGCCGGCTTCCGTTTCAAAATCCTCCCAAACAGAATCTGCTTCTATCAAAGGATAATCGTCGACCTCGGGGTTGAAATAATATAATTGCCCTTTATAGTTTTCCCATCCGCCGGCCGCCTTCACCTGTTGTTTTATAGCTTCAGGATCGGGATTGTACGCATCCAGGAAAGTTATCTTGCTTCGCATAATGTTCTTCCAGGTTTTGCGTCCCCAATCGGGATAAAGGGCAAATTTACCATTGGTGTCCGGGCAATCCGTGTCGCCCATCCGGATGTCTTCAAACCGGACATAGTTAATTGATGCGATCCGAAAATTAGCGTTATAATTAAGGTGTATTCCAAAGCCGGTAAACAGCGCCTTATCGGTTGCAATTGCCTTTAACAGTTTAGCTATGGTAAGGCCTTTTTCATTGACGACTTGTTTACCAAGATCGGCTGCGGCAAAACCGTTACCGCCGATGAATTTTGCCCGCTTGTTCCAGCAATCTTTGGCCGTTGGCGAACCGGCCACCAGTTCGAGCATGCGCTGCGGATAGGCATTGTCCAGATCGTAATTAAGTATGCCGAAAGTTTGGTTCGGGCGAACCAGTATGCGGCGTTCAATTTGTGGCAGATAGGTCTTCATTGAGTTGGGATTTCACTGATTGTTGCGGTGATTGCACCGATGCCGGTTGGGATTTCACTGATTGTTGTTTCCGGACTTTCGGACTCACGGTCTCCCGGACTCCCTTCAAACAATGCTTCAATATGCGGGTATCGTTCCATGTACCACTCGGCTTCCTCGTCGGTCAGGTCATCATTCTGGTGTACCGGATGTGAACCCGGCGCAAACTGGTGCAGGCCGGGTTTTAGGGTGTATTTTTTTGTCATTTTTTTGGTTCATGGTTCATAGATGATGGTCAATAGTGTTTTTTGGAAGTCGGTTGATTGTTCATTTTCACAATTTTGGCTATGAACCATCAACCATGAGCTATTAACTTGACGCTACCAACGCTTCCAGGGCTGCCAGGGTACTGGCGTAGGTGGCGCTGCCGCTGGTTGGTGCAATCGATAAGGCGCGGGGCGGGTAGGGTTCCCTTAACTTGTCGGGGTTGGTTAGTTTGAGTTTGTAGCCGCCATCCATGGTTTCGTCGGCTGCGCTGCGTTCGGCATCGGTGAGGATCAATCCGTTTACGGCGCCAAATAATTCAATAGCCGAATCGCTTGAATTAAAATTGTTGATCACGATGGCGCAAACACGGCCATAACCCATCGCCATCAATTGTGCTTTGATCTCTACCGAGAAACCGGCGATGTTAAAATCGATTTCTTCGGTGTAACGCGGGCCGACCGATGTTTTGGCCAGTTTTGACATGGTGTTGAAACTGTTGTTGGTGCCCTCGAATTTGTAAATGTTGGCGTTGCTAACGGCGGTAAGACCTGTAACGATCAGCGGATTGGTGGAGCTGTAGGTTAAGGTGATATCATCCTGGTTGAAGATGTAGATTGCATCCTCAATACCGGCCGTAACGGGAATGGCTGAGCCCAGGCTAAACCCGGCGTTTATTTTATTGTAAATTGACATGGGTAATTGTTTAATAAGTGAATGATTGATTTAGCGAATGAGTGAATTATTGAGTTAGGGTTGAATTGAAACAGCGGTTGTTTGCAGAAATAGCAATTCAATCATTCAATAAATCACTCATTCAACATTAATTTACGCAGATAAGTAAAAAAGCTCGTTGGCGAACTTGTAGTTTACGGCGGCCTTCATACGGGCTTTCATGCGGACTACATCGTCGTTTGTGTAGGGCTTCAGGTAAACGGTAGATAGTTCTGAAGCGTCGCCCAGTAAATCTACACCCAGGAAAAGGTTGGATGATCGCGCACCGAGGATGGTGTTGGCCTGCCAGTGGTTCATTACCTGGAGCGGGATACCCAGGTAATCCATTTTCTTCATGTCGGTAAAGGCGTTCAATACGTTGACTGCTTTGTTGGCCTGTGCCTGTGCATAAGCATAGCCTACATGCAAAGGAATCTGGAGGTTAAAGTCGTCCTGAATACGGTCGGCCGGATCCAATTGCGCATACACACTGCCCAATACCTGTAAAACGTTGCTTACGTTAATGTAGCTGATGGTGGCCGCCGTGGCGGTACCGCTAAATGTGGCTGCTTTGCGGGTATTTACGTCGTTGTAGTTGCGCACCAATTTGAAACTGGTGGCGTTTACGATCTGGATGAAATAAGACTGGCCCTGGATGGCAACACCCGATGAACTGTTGGTAGTATCCTTGCTTGAACCGGTAACGGCAGTGATAGTTACCACATCGCCGTCAGAAAGGGTGGAGGTATCTGATACCGTAACCACACCTGTAGCATCAATAGCCGATGCAGCCATAGAAGTTGCCGGTTTGCCGAGATTTACCTTATAAACACCAGACGCTGATGCGATGCTTGGCAGCAAACCGGGAAATGCCGCGGTAAATGAAGCTTCGAAGGTTGACGCTTTACCTAACCAATATAGCCGCTCGTTAGCGATCTGGATTTTGGTTAAGTACCGCTGTACCATAAAGTCTGACAGGTCGACTACACCTTCGTAATCCATGAACGCGCCGGGTTTAAGGCTTTGGGCTTCCCAGGACTGAATAAGCTTGTCCCATTGTTCCTGCTTCATAAACTCGTATACCACCGGGTCAAGGTAGCTTTCGTTTTGCAGGGCCGTTGTCCCCTGGTCATTGAACATGCCGGATGGGTCTTGTAACACTACGTCATCGTCCACATCGAGAATGATTTTGCGCGATTTTACGTCGTTAATCACCGTTAGCAAGCCGCGCTTTACTGAGTCGGCCTCCAGCAATGTGCTGGCCATAAAACCCGCCAGCGCTTCGCCGGCATAGGTATTGTTTGTAAATGTAAATTGAGCCATTTTTTTGTTTAATAATTTAAAAGTTGAAAGGTTTATCAGTTGCAGTAGCAGGGCTGCGTGCAATAAGCCATTGAGTGGCGGGCGATAATGCTAAAGCATGATTTTGGGTGACAACCGGACAATTAATACCTGAAGGATTGTAGCGCCTTATTAGGTTTTGATTGGGGCTAAGTGCCTTATCGACCTTTGTTTAAAACTGCTACTGCCACTCGTTACTGCTACTATTTGGCCACTGCTCTTTTAACCGCGTTTTGGGCCAGTTTGGTTTGAGGTGCAAAGAAGGGCACTGCTTCTGTTTTGGCTTTGTTGCTGCGTTTTGAGCCTTCGGGTGTGAAGTCTGATTTAATTTCGTTTTTTACTTCTTCGCGTGTTTTTTTGAGCCGGGCGTTGGCTGCTTCGAGGGCGATGCGGGCTTCGTTAAGCAGTGCGTTTTGGGCATGCAGTTTGGCTTTGATTGACCGGATACGATTTTGCACTTCACCATGTTTTTTATAACCGAATTTGCTCACCGGATCGGTGTCATCGTCATCCGCATCATCGCCGTCATCATCCGGATCGGGCGGCGTTATTTTTTGTACCTGGCCACCCTGCACAGCTACCTGGCTGCCATCAGCGGTGGTATAGGTGTCGGTACCAGCGGGCGTCGTCATATCCGCATCCTGATACACTTCCGTACCTTCATCCAATTCGCCGGCATGGTGTAATGCGCCTTTGTCTGTAATGGTTTGTTTGTTCACTACCTTCTTAAAGAAGTTCATGATCTTATCTAAAACCGAGCTGGTTCTGTCGATAAGTTCTTTGTTTTCGATGTTCATGTTGTTGTTTTTGGTTAAGATTTTATTGATGCAGCGCTGGTATACAGCCGGCGCTGTGTTAGTGTATTTTTTGATGATGGCATTATTGACAATCCTGGGGCTATAGTCTTCTACCTGATCTATGAAGCCGAGGGCGAGGGCCTGGTCGGCGGTCATCCAGGTTACTGCGTCGATCAAGCTGTTTATAGTTACCGCGTCGAGACCTGTTTTGTCCATGTAGATTTGTGCCAGGCGCGCCTGGACCATGTTAAGCATTTGTACATCTTTGAGCAGTTCGTCGGCGTTGCCGCCGGTACCCACCATCGGTTTGTGGATCATCAACAAAGCATATTTGCTCATGACGACCGTTTGGCCGCCCATGGCTACGATAGAAGCTGCCGAAGCAGCGAGCGAATCGATAAAAGTGGTTACTTTACCCGGGTATTTTTTTAACAAATCGTAAATGGCGATGGCATCAAAGGCGCTGCCGCCTACCGAGCTGATGTGTATTTCCACATCCCCGCCGGCTGCGGCTTCCAGTTCAGTTTGCAGATAAGCTGAAGAAAGACTGCCGGAGCCAATGCAGTCGGTATCGGTGTCGTAGAGGTATATTTTCATTGGGAGGTTAGTGCTTAGTGGTTGGTGGTTAGTGGTTGGTGGTTGGTGGTTGGTGGTTGGTGGTTGGTGGTTGGTGGTTGGTGGTTGGTGGTTGGTGGTTGGTGGTTGGTGGTTGGTGGTTATGATTCTTGTGCCGATTGACATAGTTAGGTTGTCTTAATCAATGATTTGGGTGATTGTTTCGATTCACATTTTTTTTTAGATCGGGGTTGTGATTTCTAATGCGGTATTATATGGCCCTACTGAATCTCCCCCGGTATGGGAGACATTTTTGATTTTATATTTATAAGTTTACCCGGTTGGTTGTTTGGGCCAGTATATTTTGTTGATTATTGACGTCTTTTACATCGACATAGATAGGCGGAAAGTTATTGATCATCTGGTAGGCGATGGTGTTTGCCAGGTTTTTCTGATCGTTCATCGGTTGGTTATAATAGCGGTTGGAGTTGCCGCCATCAGTAAATATACCGCCGATAGCGTACCCGCGGGTCGGATTGGTTACCGCGAAATCGCGACCGCCGTAGGCAACGTTTATCGCGCTTACCAGGTTGCGGGCCCAGGGGTCGCGCATGGCTTCAGACACGACCACTGCTTCGCCCGAACGAAGGTATGCATTGGTATTGTCGGTGCGGCTGTAGCCCGGCAGCAGCGCGCCTTTACCGTCAGACCGGTAATGTAAGCCTCCTTTTGCATATTGAGGCGGCTTTTGCGCGACGATGGTAGCGACCTGTATGGCCGTTTGTGCAATAATGGCTGGTATAACAAAAGTACCCAGCACACCGGTTTGCGCTTCGGCTTTGGTAACGGCAATGGCGCCGTTTATTAGTGCCTGTGCGATGGATACCTTTTGCTCATCTTTAAAAGCCTTTGTTTTTATCTGGTCTTCTTGTTTTTTGTATTTGGCTTCAATAGCCTGCTTTTGCGTTGCAGTGAGGCTTTTGTTGCTTAATTCTGCAGTTTCATCCGCTTGTAATCCCTTGATTTTCGCCTCGCTTTGCGATTTGATACCGTTCGTGATCATAGAAAAAGCCGCTTTGGCAACTTCTTCGCCGGTTTTCAGCGCGAAGTCTTTGCGCTCCTGTTCGGCCTTTTCGGTTAGCGTGGTGATGTCCTGCTCATACTTTATTTTAAGTTCCTTAAGTTTAACAGCGTTTCCCTGGGCCTGTTCAACCTCAAAAGTATATTTATCGGTGATCAATTTTTTTTCAGCCTCCAACTTTTTTGCCGGGTTGTTTGCACCGCTAACGTCTGCCTGATCTTCTTCAAGCATCTTTTTTTGGCGCGCCTCCTGCCGTATTTTCGTTATTTCATCCGTGGTTTGTTTTACCAGCAGTACGCGTTTATTCTCGTTAAGCTGCATCAAGTTAAACTGAGCGTCTAATTGCTGTTGCAGGGCAGTTGTATCGGCGTTTGGGTTTGCCGCTTTGGCATCATCAAGCTCTTTGTATAATTTCTTTATTCGGTCGAGGTATTCCTCATCAGATTTATCCAGCGCCTGAATTTTTTCGGATTGTTGTTGTTTAAGCCCAGCTATTTGTTTATCGGCGCCGTCCTTCATGCCCTTTATTTGTAATTCAACAAGTTCATTTTGTGCTTGTTCTGTTTTTTCCTTATCCTGCTGGTTGTATTTATCGATAATGGCCGCGATGTTAGCGCGGTGTTCTAATTCCAGTTGTTTTGCGGCATCTGTATATTGTTTTTTCGTAATTTGCTTTGATTTTAATTGCCGGTCAAGTTTGCTTAATTCATCCTGGAAATGGTTATTTTCGGCGATCGTTTCGTTTCCATAGGCTTCGTACGTTGTTTGCAGTTGACGGGTGAGGGAATCTTTCAATAATTTTTCGGTTTCAGTGAATTTGGCGATGCGTTGTTGGGCGAGTACGTTAAACCGGTCATTTTTTGCTGCCATGTTATGCCCGTTGGCAGTGTCTGTCGTCGTTATTTCCCCGTTAAAGAAATTGAAGCCTGACTTTTGTGCAACATCGGCTGCATCTGCTTGAAATTTTTTAGCAATATTTAATAAAGCCTCTTTTTGTTTGTTCGCATCCTCAACCATTTCCGACCTTCTTTTGGCTGCCGTTTTAAGTTTATCTGCGTATGCATCAATCATTGCTTTTGCAATTCCATTTGTCCCACTTAAGGCTCTCAGTCCACGCTTAAGTATAACGGCCGTTTTATCCATAAACGTTAGAACATCATCGTCTGATTTTATTTTGGCCTGTTCTGCTTCATACGCTTTTTTAGCGGCATCCTGCAAGGCCAGTTGTGCTTCGGCTTTCAGTAATGTTATTTTAATGTAAGCAGGCCCTTTATCAACCAATTTAGCTTCGGCCTGGTTTAAGTTATTTACCTGGCCCATTGATTTGCCTAACGTGTCGTTATATTGCTGCAAAACCTGTCTTTTATCCAGAAAGCCTTTTTTAGCCAGATCGACATTTATTTTAAGTTCGTTCAACTGCTTATTCGCATTTGAATAGTCTGAACTTTCCAGGGCTTTGTTTAAAGTAGTAAGACTTAGTTTAGCGTTGTCAATTGCCTCTTTGCCTTTTAGCAACGATGTTATCCATTTTAATACTTCGGGTCCATAAAGCACCAGCGCAGCCAACCCTCCTGACAAGGCCACTCGCCATAATTTTAAATCTGCCGTGAAACCATTTAGGGTATCATTCCAAATCTTAAAGCCATCTGACGCATCTTTGACTGAATCCTTCAACTTAGATCCGGATTCGTCTGCGGTCTTGTTTTGTGTATTAAGTTTACTCAATGACTCTGAAAGTTTTGTAAGATCATTGTTTAGCGAACCTATATTCGTTGAAAGGCCGTTTATCGAACCACGTAAACTATCAAAAGCACTTTTGTATTGTTCAATCTGTTGTTGGCCATCTATGGTTACTTCTACGTCGATGGTTATTTTTTTGCTGATGTCGTCTGCCATTTTGTTATACTTGTTTTAAAAATCAGAAATAAATAATATGAAAAAACTTACCTTTAAACGTTTTGTCCATGTATTGGGTCGTGTCCATGAAGACGAGGTTGTATGTTTTATAAACGAAAATGATATTAAGCAAGAAGATATTCTTAAACTGACTTTTATACCTCCCGGCTCTTATACCCTTTTTTACTATGTATTGGTAGAAGAATAGCCTGTTGGTCTGTGTATTTGATTTAATATTACTTTTTCATCTGCTGTTGCCAATTGTTAACATTTCTCTATCGTGTTATACTACTGATGCGTTAAGTTTTACTGTTAAATAATTCATATTGATCTTTGACTTCTTGAATAATTTGATCCTCGGTTATCAACTCTTGCAATGTGGTTTTATCAAAAGCGGATATCCCCAGGATTTGCATAATCTCGTAGATAGAGAGGCCGCTTTTCAGGTTATGCTTGACACTTGCTATGATCAGGTAAGTGCATATGGCGACCCAGATGTGGATATTTACTGCATTTTCCGATTGGCCCCAAAGGGATTTGATGGTCAGGTTTTGTTTTATCCATTTGAAAAAAGTCTCTATCTGCCATCTGTTTCGGTATAATCTTGCAACTTCCAGGGCGGAGGCATCGAAGTTGTTGGTCAAAAAAACTAGTTCGGTATCTTTTTCATCATCGTAATATTCCACCAGTCTTAG